GCTACCAGCTGGTGAGCAGCCTGGACCGCGGCAGCACCTACCAGCTGGGCACTGCCCGATTCGCCCTGCTCAGCATCACCGACAACACCAACCTTGACGACAACGAGGTGCGGGCCACGTTCCGCTGCATCGCTGCCGGCCGCACCCCGTCAACGCCCTACGGCGACAGCAAGGCGCCGGAAAACGGCGCAAAAGATGACGACTTCTACACCAAGGCGCTGGTGAAGGCCGACAGCGCCGCATATCAGACGGTGACAGCCTGTGAGATGGTGTCGTTCTCAATGCGGGTCAAGCTGTTCCGCCGCATCCAGGGAAGGCAGAAAAAATACGGCGACAGCGAGCCCGAGGGATACAAGGCAAGTGACAACGGCATCAAGTCCCGGCTGGCGTTCTTCCGGCTGCTGTATCGGCCGCTCAGCAGGTCTACTCAGGATCTGCTGCCGCTGATTATCGCCTGCCGTAGATCCGCTGATCTCGATAATTTCATTAGCCTTGACTTTCGCGCCGGCAGCGGCAACCAGAAGTGGGAGTTTGAGTTTCAGCCGATTAGCGACCTAGCGGCCGAGCGGGCGCAGAACGGGCAGAAACAAATCGCCTTGATTGAGAACAGCGGCAAAGGCGAGAGCTTTAGGCACAACGGCAATCGGTTTCGATGGGTGGGCAACCTAAAGGACATCAGCTCAGTGCTGAAGGATCGCGGGCCGGTGCTCACCAATGAGTGGGATCTGTTCAGCGTCCGCAGCGACACCGACATTCAGTTCAGTTTCGAGGCGGGCCCAGAGTTCCAGGTCACGGCCGTTACAGAGCAGCAGCTGAGATCAACCGAGGGCAAGTATGCCCGGATGAGCACCATGGCATTCGGGGTATTCTCCGGCCGCGGCGTGCAGGATCTGCGCAGCATCTCGGCGTTCGTCACCGAGGGTAAGGATTCTTGGGTGGTGAATGATGACGGCACCTACAGCAAGAGCGCTCGCAGCACCAGCTGGGCGCCGGACATCTTCGCTGACACGGTGCTGGACAAAGAAAACGGCATCGGCCGGTATGCCAAGCCATCCGGCGTGGACTGGCAAAGCCTGGCCCTAAGCAAGCGGTTCTGTCAGAACAGCGGCCTAGGGTGCCAACTGTTCATGGATCCGCTGATCGCTGAAGTCGGATCCTGGCGGCAGTTCTGGGCCGAGGCGGCGCCCTACTCGCTGCTGGAGTTCGGCAAGATCGGCGGGAAGGAGACGCTAGTGCCGGCAGTGCCGGTGAACAGCAGCGGCCGCGCCAATCGCCGGGTGAACATCTCGGCGCTGTTCACCACTGGCAACATCCTGGAGGGCACCTACCGCGAAGAGTTCCTCGACTACGGCGCCAGCGTTCAGGATCTGATCGCCACGGTGATCTACCGGGAAACAGAGGAAGATGACGTGTTCCCGCGCAACGCCAGCGTCGATGTGCGGTTGGTGGATGCCGTTGAGGATGCAGCGATCCGCCAGACGTTCGACCTATCGCAGTTCGTTACCCAGCGCAAGCAGGCGATCCTCTACGGCAAGCTGCTGTGCAATCAGCGGCGATGGGTGCGGCGAGGCATTGAGTTCCAGACCTTCCCCACCGACACACCGGTAAGCCCTGGCGCCTACATCTACGTGGATGTGGGCCTGAATACCTGGGACCGGATGACAGCCGGCGTGGTGATGCCTGGCGGCGTGCTCAATGCCCCGCTGAGCGATCGCATCCGCGACGGCACCTATGCGGCGCTGGTGTATCGCAGCGGCGGCAACGTCCGCTCCCTGGCCAGCGTGACGGTGGCGGACGGCAAGGCCAACGCCCTGAGCGATGACGCGGGCGCGATGTTCGTGCTGGGCGCCGTCACTGATCGCAGGCGGGTGTTTCGGGTAACAGAGGTAACGATGAGCGAGGAAGGGGAGGTGACGGTTAAGGCGCTGGAGCATCCCTGCGAGACGGTGGACGGCAACCTGCTGAGCCGGGTGGCTAATTTCAGTGATGAGATTTTCGCGGTGGACGAAATGGGCGATGCTGTGATTGTGGCGCCGCCGCTACCGCCGGAGCCGCCCGAGCCGGAGCCTGAAGAGCTGGTGATTTGGTATCCCGACGAGCCGCCGCCGCAGGCAACGATTGAGGGGGTGACGATTACGGACTTGTGGCCGGATTATGCCGCCTCAAGTCCATCAGTGTATCCGCCTGGGTTCCCTAGCTCTTACGTTGTTGATACATTCCAGGGGGTTAACACGCTTGGCGCACCAGATACGGATTACTATCAGGGGCCATACTGGGAGTTTAGCAATCTTAGCAACGCTCTTGACATAGGTTCCGAACCATTTACTCTTGAATTCTGGTGGAGGCTGGGCACGTCGTTGCCAGGCTCGGATTCGACAAAATCGGCGTTTGTCCAGCTCGGATTTGAAAGCGCTGTCGGGGGCGTCTTTGTTATTCTTCGATCCGATGGTGGGTCGCCTCCTTTATTTATGCCGCCAAACATTGCGGTAGCTGCTGGCCCCGGAAGCGAATATGTCATGAATACAGAAGATGTAATTAGCTCAGCAGACGCCAGCTCCTTTAACCATCTTGCCATTCAAAGGCATAATGCGACTAATTACACCGTCCACTACAAGGGCGCAGTTCTCCAGTCATGGACTATGGCAAGTTTTTCATATTCCAGCGTGCCGATCATCATTACCCCTTCGGCCATTAACGTCCCCGGCACCGCCATCAGCCAAATCAGACTCAGCAACTCCGCCCTCTACGGCACCGGCACCTTCACCCCGCCCACCGAGGCGTTCTACGACCCGACGCCGTGACCTACCCCAGCTCCCGCACCCCTGGCGGGCATCCCGCCACGGCGTTCAGCGGGCCGCTGCTCAGCGTGCGGTGAGTAGCCTGAGATGCAGGAGGGCGCCAGCTGATGGGTTACTACACAGGCCGAACCGGGGGGCTGATCTTCAACGGCAAGCCCGTTGCGAAGGTGCAGAGCTGGTCTGTGGAAACCAGCGTTGACCTGCTGCCCACCACTGACCTAGGCGCTGATGCGCGGTCGTTCATCCCATCGCTAAAGGGCGCAACGGGCAGCGCCACCCTGATGTACTACCGGTTGGAGCCGGGCGAGTCGGCGCAGAAAACGCAGTTCACCGCGCTACTGGCCAAAATCCACAAGCGGGGCGCCATCACCGAACAGGATCGGGTCTTTCTGGAGCTGGACGTAGACACCGGCGGAATTGACGACATCAAGATGTACGCCTACATCACCAACGCCGTGATCGGCTCGGCGGTAGGTGAGCTGGTGGTGGTGCCGATTCAGTTCACGATGGACGGAGACTTTGACGAGGCCATCAACCAGGCCAACTGATGACGCACTACCTTGGCACGAAGGGCAACGTCAAGCTGAGGCGTGGCACCAAGGCATTCATCGGCCGGGTGTCGGATCAGATCATCCCCGACGATGTGAACACGTCGCTCAATCGGCTGTCGTTTGATGGGGCGATCAACAACATCCTGATCGGCGATCGGGTGGACATCAGCACCACGGACGCCCGTGGGCTGGTGTTCTTCCCGCCGTCCGTGTGGGGCCTGGAGAGCACCGACCCGCCCCAGGAGAGTTTCACGGCCTACGTGCATGTCAACGCCGTGGGTGGCCTGCGGTTCTTCCCGACCTTCACCGATGCGGTCAACAACGTCCGCGCCAATGAGATTCCGCTGGCAGCATTCACCGGCGACCCGCTGCAGATCAGCGTGCGCGTGCGTGATGTGCAGTTCAACCTATTGGGATCGGTGGAGGGCTACGAGTTCAACACCGACCGGCAGACAATTGACGCCACAAGCCTCAATGATCGGTTTCGCCAGCAGCTATCCGCCGGCCTGATCAGCGGCGCTGGGCGGATCGAGTGCGAGTTCAACTATCTCACGATCGGGCTCACTGAGCCGTCTCTGCTGCTGCTGCAGCTGATTCAGCGGGTGGAGATTGGCAGCGAGTTTGATCTAGCCCTGTATCTGACCGACAAGGACATTGATCCCACGGTTGATACGGTCTTCTACAACCTAACCGCCGTAGTGAATCGCTCCGGTGTGCAGGTGCGAGCTGGCGACATCGTGCGCTGCGCCATTGATTTTGTCACCACCGATGAAATCCAGCTGGTGTATGGCAAGCCAGCTAACTATATCCTGAAGGAGGATGACGACCGCATCGAGCTGGAGCAGTCGCTGGACTACCTGCTGCAGGAGGTGGACGACTGAGCCCGTCCGTAGCCTGAGCCTGTGGACGGTCGCGGTGAGGCGCACCCTTGGCTGATCAGCGGATAACCCAGCTCACGGCCCTGTCAAAGGCGGGTGCGGCGGCTAATGATGTGGTGCCCATCGCCGACATCTCTTCCAGCGAGACCAAGAAAATCACGCTGAAGGATTTGGTTGCCGCAGGCATCGACCTGGTGGACGCCGGGGAGATCGACCTGGAAAAGCTGGATCAGACCAGCGCCACCAAGCTGGGTGCTGCGGCGATCGGCGATGGCGTGCTCACCGCCGCCAAGATGGCCGCCGATGCGGCAACAGCCGTTGCGGTCACAGCCCCCAGCACGGAGAACCATCGCGGCCGTGGGTGGCTGCACAGCGGCACCGGCAATCTGCAGGTGTGGGACGGGACAGCGTTCCAGCAGGTGGTGATGCCCACCGCCGGCATCGGTGATCTGCAGGTGACCGCCGGCAAGCTGGCTGACGGTGCTGTGACTACCGCGAAGGTGTCGCCGCTCGGTTCGGCCGCCTATGCCGCCGGATCGGTGAATACCGCCGCGCTGGCGGATCTGAACGTGACCAGCGGCAAGCTGGCCGATGGGGCGGTGCTGGCTGACAAGATCGGCACGGGTGCTGTCATCACGGCCAAGCTGGGCGCCGGTGCGGTGACCTACGACCGCATCCAGAACGTCTCTGCTACCGATCGACTGCTGGGCCGCAGCTCTGCCGGTGCGGGGCCGGTTGAGGAAGTGCCGCTGACTGCTGCTGGCCGCGCCCTGATCGCTGGCGTGGATGCTGCAGCGCAGCGCAGCACACTAGGCCTGGGAACGCTGGCGACAGCATCCGGCACCTGGACGGACGGATCGACGTTCGCAGGCACCAGCTCAGGCACTAACACCGGCGATCAGACCATCACCCTCACTGGTGACGTAACCGGCACTGGGACTGGGACGTTCGCCGCAACGATCGCCGATGGGGCAATCACCGAACTGAAGTACGCCGCACTGAGCATCCCCACCGGCGCGGTGAAGGATGACGCAATCACCGCGGCCAAGCTGGCGGATCAATCCTCTGCGGTAGTGAGCAACGGATCCCCGTCGGGCGATGGAGCGTTTGTGGGGCAGCAGTGGTTCAACGCTGCCACGGGTGTGGTGTGGACATGGACCGGCAGCGAGTGGCAGGAACACCAAGCACCGACCATCCCTGAATCTGGTGTTCCCGACCTGAACGCCAGCAAGATCACAGCTGGCGAGTTCCCGACCGATCGCCTGGCGGATGACGCCGTGACCGGCACCAAGCTGGCGGATTACAGCGTAGGGAAACTGGGCGAGGCGATTCCAGTTGCTGATTACATCAGCCAGCTGTATTTCAACCCATTGGATAAAGCCTTCTTCATGTGGGATGGCAACGTCTGGCAGCCGATCGGGATCAGCACCGGCGCGGTCAAGTTCGCCGGCACCTATGACGCCTCCGACAATGAGGTGGCCAGCACCACCGCCGAGGGCGCAACGCTGGGCCTAGTGGTCGGCAACGCATTGCCTGCCGCTGCAGCAGCCAACTCGGGCTACTACCTAGTGGTGAGCGAAAGCGGCACCGGCACCAGCCCGGCGCCTGCTGTTGCTTTAGCGCCCCCGGACCTGCTGCTCTCCACCGGCACGGCATGGGTCGAGGTGGATACATCGACCGGGTACACCACACAGACCGCCAGCGGCGTGGATTTCGTCGCTACCGGCGAGATCGTCGCCACCAACGTGCAGCTGGCGATCGAGGAGGTGAGCAACGAGTGCCGTAACGCCAGCAACCTGACCAGCGGCACCCTGGCGGTCGCCAGGGGCGGCACCAACGTGGCCAGCTACACCAAGGGCGATCTGCTGGCGGCCAGCGCCGCCACGACCCTCACCAAGCTGACGGTGGGCACCAACGGTCAGGTGCTGGTAGCGGATAGCAGCACGGCCACGGGACTGCGGTGGTCCACCAACATCACCGGCAACGCCGCCACTGTGACCAACGGCGTCTACACCAGCGGCGCGCAGACCATCGGCGGGGCTAAGACATTCTCCAACGCACTGGTGAGCGATGGCACCTTCACCGCTAACGGCACGGTGTTCAGTTCCGGCATCCGCACCAATACCACTACAGGGGTGAGCGCCAACGTATTTCTGAACACCGCCAACGATCAGGTGCAGCGGGTCACGTCATCGCGGAAATACAAGATCGAGATCGAGACGGCGCCATTGGCCGAAAGCCGCCGGATCCTGTCGGCCACTAGGCCGGTGAGCTACCTCCCCAACCCGGAGAACACTAGCGACGATCCGACCATCAGGGTGTGGGGCCTGATCGCTGAAGAGGTGGCGGAGTATGCGCCGGAGATGGTGATGTGGGGCCTCGGCGGGCAGGCAGAGGGCGTGAGCTACGACCGCTTCGGCGTGCACTTGATCAACGTGGCGAACGACCATGAGGCCAGGATCGCCGCGCTGGAATCAGCGCTGCAGTCTCTAGCCTGATGGACAGGACAGGAGCCCCGATGAAAGAGCAGTTGATCCAGCTGATCACCGCCTACGGCGTGGCCCACGCCAGCGGCAACGCGATCCTTAAGCAGCTCGCCGCTGGGCAGATCGATGCGTTCCTGGCGGCGGTTGAGGTGGTCAAGCCTGAGCCGGCTGCGCCTGAGGTGGTGGCTGCGGAGGTTGAGGGCCAGTGATCTACCCCGCCAAGCTGGACATCACGATCCTGCAGAACAGCACATTCAAGGCAGTATTCCGAGCGCTGCAGAAACAGCAGGCCATCACGGCGTTCACTGTCACCAGTGGCAACCCGATTTTCACTGTGCCCTGCCACGGCCTGATCGCTGGCGACAAGGTGGTGATCGTGCCGCCTGGCGATGCGGAGGCCACACTGCCAGCACCGACCACGCCAGAGGCCCCTGACGTGCCCTGCGGGCTGACGCTCAATCAGGTGTATTTTGTTTCCGCCACTGGGCTGACCAGCAGCGCATTCACCGTCTCAGCCACCAATGGCGGGGCGGCCATCACGGTGGCGAACACCGCGCTTGACCCGATGGTGGTTGCCCAGCCGGTTGACCTGGCCGGCTATACCGCCGATGCGGACGTGAAGGGACTGGCGGATGACCTGCAGAAAGCGACCTTCACCTGCGCCCTGGAGACCGCCGCCGATGGCCTGGTGAGCATCACGATGGCACCGGCCACCACCGCCGGGCTGGAGGTGGGCCGCTACGGCTGGGACGCCTCGCTGACCAGCAGTGCCGGTGAGCGTTACTACTGGCTGCAGGGTGTGGCGACGGTGGCGAAGACCTATTCAAGGAATAGCTGATCATGGCCTGCACCAAAGAGACCTACACCGCTACAGCAACCTGGACTGCGTCACAGTTGGCGCAGTTGTTTGAGGATGCGTTCATTGATGCTGGGCTGATGACAGCCTGGTTCGATTCGTTCCTGAGCGGCAGCATCGAGAATCGGATTCTGGAAGTCACCTACGACGGGACTAAGGCATACGGCAAAACTTACTACTGGTTTATGTTCTCGACCGTTGGAGTGTTTCTCCATGTGGCGACAGGGTGGAATGCTGCAACGGATCAGCCAACTGGTACGCAGTATCTGGACTTCTTTGCCACCACGACGAACAGCACGGGCAATCATTTACAGCTGATCCCCCTTGGCACCGCAAACACCGTGGAGCTGGTGCGCTACACCAGTGGCGTAGACACGGATCAAAGCTGGTTTGTTATCAAAAGCAGCACTTCAAGAAGGGTTTTTTCAATTGTTAACGATGCCATGACAATCCAGCCATGGATTGATTTAGGCAAGGGTTTTTACAATGGATATGCTCGTACCAATCTTACTACAATCGGCCAGCAAGGGCTGGCATCATGGCAAACAGGGGCAACTTTGCGCCGCGACATTGTTATGGGTTGCGGCCTGGTTGGCTCTACCACTATCAGTCACTACACTTCATCCGCTGAAGAGCTGCTCATTGGCTATCGGGCGGTCGGCCATCTTTCTAGCAATTCTGGTAACTTTGATTTTCCCGGTGCTCCATACATCTTCCTCCCCGTCGGATTCTCCGCCACCAACCCCGCCTACACCAGCAACAGCAACCCCGTCTTCCACAGCCTGACGTGGAGCCCGTATATCACCGAAACCCTGCCTGCAGACTTCGGCCTAACCTTCTACTACGCCACCAACTCATTTAGCCAGGGCGACACGTTCGTGGTCAGCGCTGGCACTGAGGAATGGGAGGTGCTCGATTTTACCGCTAACGCCTCTGCCGTGACCGGCGCCTCTCCGCTGTTCCTCGCCCGAATGGTCTGATGGCAACAATCAACCAGTCCCCTGCAGGTCAGGCCAGCGTCACACTCTCGGGGGTCAGCTTCAACGGCATCACGGCCACCGCTACGCCAGTTCGCATACCAGCGCGGTTCACTGTTCAAGGCGGGAGCTTTGCGGTCAATCTTGGCGCTGCCAGCGTCTCGCTGGTTGGTGCCGCTATCACCCTGCTCGACGCCCCCGGCGACAACGCCGTGAGCCTGGCGACGATGGCAGCGGCCAAGATCACCAGCACCCGGAACGATCGGCTGGTGGCAGTAGATGATCCGTCGCCCGGCACGCTGGTGCATGTTGGCCAATCTGCTGCTGAGGCGGCGAAGGTTGCTGGCAGCAATCGGCTGGTGGCAGTGTCCAATCTTTCCGCCGGCACGCTGGCCGCAGTGCAGCAGGACGGCATGGATGTGGTGGTGGTGGCTGCAAATCCGTAGCTCCAGCTCTGCAGACTGAGGCAGCAACCGCAGCATCCGTGGGTCCAGAGTTCGTCGTTGCCGCCCTTGGCTTGTGCGGCGCAGGTGTCACAGCCCTCTGGAAGATCGCCAATGGGCTAGGCAGATTTGAGGCCCGGACCACCACCATCCTTGGGGGGATTCAGGAGATGCTCAGGGACCACGAAGAACGACTGAGGGACGTGGAGCGCCGGGCGGAGGGCGGCCGATGAACCGCCCCACCGTCATCGCCAGCATCACCTCAGCCGCCACCATGTCGGTGCTGGCAGGGATGCTCTACATCGTGGACTGCCGCCGCGCTGGCGGCGACGTGGAGCGCTGCTGGCTTACTGGGCTGCCGTTTATGGGCCTGGGCGGGGCCAGCGCCGGGGCGTTCAAGCTGGGTTACGACACCCTCAATCCGAAACTACGCAGCCGCCGCCCTGGCGACCCTGACGCATGACTGACCTTCACCCGACCGCTGATCTGTTCCTGGGCCTGCTGGCCTGGCTGGCCACCACCGCCCTGGTGGAGCTGGTGATCAAACCGGCCATGTTCCGGCTGTATCACCGCGCTGACAAGGCTACCGGCGACCGCCTGCCCGATCTGAAATGATCACTATCAAGGGCGACCGGTTCCTGATCAACGGCAAGGCCCGCACCCTGGCCGGCAACCACACATGGGACGTGGTGCAGGAGATCAACGGGAACCGCACGCCGATCGACAAGCTGACCGGGAACTTCACCCGGTTGTGGACGGTGGAGACCAAAGCGTTCGTCAACAATCGCCCGCCGTTCGTTGGCGCCGACCCTGGCCTGATCCGCGTCACGGGTGGGCCGTGGCGCAAGGATCTGAGCCTCAATGGCCGGTTCTACCGGCGCATGGAGCAGGCCGTTGCGCAGGCCGACCGGCGGGACATCCTGACCGGCGTAGTGCTGTTCGAGGGCAGCCTGCCGGATCTGTTCCCCCGCGCCTGGGAGTTCCACCCCTTCCGCGGGCATGGCCCCAAGGCCCACCACGACGTACACACGAAGGGGCCCTGGAACCACCACCAGCTGGCGCACATCAAGCGGATGGTGAAGACGCTGGAGCCCTACGACAACGTGGTGTATGAGGTCGGCAACGAGCTGACCAAGCCTTCCATCGGCTGGTTCCAGAGCTGGGTGGTGAAACAGGTGCAAAAGCTCACCGATGCACCCGTGGGCGTCTCCTATGCCCGTGGCGTGCACCCCTCCGGCGGCCAGCAGTGGATGCGCCGCACCGGTGCCGATTGGCTCGCCCCTGGCGGGCCTGCCCCGGTCGCCGGGTTCAAGGGGCCGCAGGTGCTCGACACGGACCACAGCTGGGCGCTGAGGTCGAACGTGCCAGGCCTGCAGACTGCAGCTAGGGCCGGCCGCCCCATCTGGCTGATGGACGGGTTCCGGGGCACGATGCTGGCCAATATCGACAGCCTCGCACCTGACCGCGCTTTCATTTCCTCCCTGCTATGACTTACGCCACCTTCCGCGCAGCTGCTGAGCACGTCGCCCGCGCCGGCACCATCACCCCTCACCAGCTGGCCGCATGGGAGGCCGCATGGGAGGCCGCCAGCGATGAGCAGCGCCGGGAGTTCACCGAGTTGTGGCGGGCGCAGGGCAGCCCTGCAGCACCGGCGCCCGTGGCCGGCTGGCTGGCACCGGCCCGCACGATCGTGCGCGAATTCGAGGGCTGCCACCTGAAGGCCTACCTGTGCCCGGCCAATGTGTGGACCGTGGGATGGGGCTCGACCACCATCGCCGGCAAGGGGGTGAGAGAGGGTCAGAGCATCACCCAGGCGCAGGCCGATGCGCAACTGGACGCCGATCTGCAACGGTTCTATGACGCCCTCGCCCGGGCGATCCCTGCGGTTGCTGGCTGGCCACCGAACAGGGCCGCCGCGCTGGTGTCGTGGACCTACAACGTGGGAGTGGGGGCGATGCAGGACAGCACCCTGCGGCGGCGCATCCTGGCGGGCGAGGATCCGGCGCAGGTGGTGGCGGCAGAGCTGCCCAGGTGGAACAAGGCGGACGGCAAGGAGCTGCCCGGACTGACCCGCAGGCGGGCTGCGGAGGTGGCGCTGTTTGTGGGGCAGCAGCTGCAGCAGAGCGCCCCAGCCCCGACCCCAGCAGAGCGCCGGCAGTGGGTGACGGAGATCAAGGCGCTTAATCTCAGCCAGCCTGACGCCTCAACCTGCCAAGCCGCGGCCATCGGCATGGGCGTGGGTGACCGCGACGTGGCCG